AACAAAATCACGGAAAAATTGAAAATCACTGCTTAAACCTCTGAACACTGGACTTGCCAACATTGAGCCTTTTTTTAAAACCTTGCCTAAACCTGGAACGCTATATAGGCCTGATTCAGAAACCATATTTAATGCTTCAATTTTTGCCTCTTTGACTTTTTGAGCATTGCTGGCTATTTTTTCTCCAGGGACAAAATCGTAACCTGTAATTTCCCCATTTTCAAATACTGGGTTAATTGTTGAGCCCTCGTATTCCATATTCATAACTTTACGAGCATTCCAGATTTTCATGTTATCTAAACCATAACCTGTTGCTTTAGCAAATCCAGACAAAGCAGCTCCAAATATTGTATCTCTTACTGTATTTACAGCTAAATCAGGTAAATCAACTTGCATTTTTGAAAGTTGCAATCCACCTTCGTAAGCTAAAGAATCTAGGGCAATATTAGGCAAAGCTTTTACTACACTTGATAATGTATCTTGTGCAATTTTTCCAGTTCTTAATGTTGATAAACTTGGCAAAAACCACTTTGATATACCAACACCATAACTACCAACAGTTACCCCTAAAGCGCCTCCAATAAATCCACCTACTGCTGAACCATCTTCGAATCTTTGTTTGTTATATATTTCTTCTTGTATTCTTGCTTGGCGTGCCTTTAAATCATTTGGGCTTACTGCCTCACGAATATCAGGCCAGTATTCAGGAGGTATATTTTTATATAAATCTGGATCTTCAGTGTTAAAATTGTCAGGCACATCATCTTGCAAGTAATAAAGACTTAGTCCTGTTTGTTTTAAAGACTGGTAAGCATTAGGCCAAATTCCATATTCTTTAAATCCTAAATATGCAGTTTCAAAAAGACCTGCTTTTGGCTCTTCATCACCAACAGGTATTTCTGGTCTTAGGCCATATACAGACCCCATATCAGCATTTGTAAGGTCGTATGGTAAATCCCTAGGGTTGCTTATTCGATTAGCCTCAAAGCTTTCTATGGCTGCTTTGTTAATACTTTCAGTTGCATTAGTTTTTATTGCCATAGTATTTCCTTATCGAAACATTTTTCCAGATTCTAATAGTCTCATTGTGCCAGTTTTTTGCGATAAAAATCTATTTATAGCTGATTGAAAATCTTCGCCTTCAAATACACTTACAGAACCATAGCGCTCATTAATTTTATTTATATTAGGTCGATAATTTGGAGAGGTATAACTATTTCCAAATGTCCCATTCATTTGTTCTAATCCACCTGACTCATTTCTTAAATTTATATCATAGCCACCAAGCGTTGGGTCACCTGGGTTTGTTAAAGATATAAATGGGCTAGGCTTTACCTCAATTGTGTATGGTATTTTTTCGCCAGTTCTTTTTAAAACTTTAAAAATTTTAATTGGTTCACCAGATAAGTATTTTTTTTGTAATTCAGATGAATCAGCTAATTTGTTTAATTTTGCTTGTGAAAATTTATTATAATCTATTCTTTCAGGTAATTCGTAATAAAAATCTAGTGTACTTCCTTTCATGTCATAAACAGTTTTCATATTATCAACATGCATTTTCACTTGCTCATAAACATCGTCTTGTATAAGTGGTATAGCTCTTTCATCTTTATTAAGCACTTTTTCTATTGGCATATAAATAAATTCAGGACGACCATTTACATTTGTTGTTCCATAGTTTTGGTTAACTCCTTTTTGAACAAATGATTTAGCTAACTCACTGTTCCCTTTAAAATACACCAGTGCATCTTTGTATGCATTTGCTACACTAATATTGAACGCACCTTGATTAGGTATTGCTACACTTCTTGGTAAATTAACAAAACTTTTTGCAAATGTTTGTAATTGATTAGCAGAACTATGTTTGTTACTCCATTTTTGAGCCTCAGATTGAGCAAATTGCATTTCTTCTTTAGTTTGATAAACCATGCCTCTTGCCATTTCTACTGCTTGTTGTTCAGATTCAGCAAATGGCAGTAATTCTGTTATTGCGTGCTGTAGATGTGCAAGTCGGCTATCACTGCTTCTGAGTTCAGGAGATAGCTTTTCCCCCTGATTTGTATCATACAATCTTTGTATAGTCTGAGCTGCATTAATGGCTATTGATGGGTTAGGATTGCTTAATTGAGTTGCAAGTTGATTTGTATAACTTGGACTACTAACGGCCATTGTTGACTGAGCTTTGAACTGAGCTTCTTCCAGACTTATTGGAACACCAGAATCTTGAGCTTTTTGTAGTTCAGAATTTGTTAAGGCATCAAATGTTTGATTAATTTCTTTATTAGATGCTCTAGACATTATTATTGGATTCTGTGCATTTGCAGCAAGGAAATTTGTTTGTTCTATTGCTTGGTTCGTTTTATTTTGCTGATGTAAAAATTGCGAATAAAAATCATTAAATCGAATAGGATCTAGGTTAGAGCGCAATTCATCAATATCTGTAGGGCCAAAAGAATTATTCTCCATTTTAACTTTAGCTTCAGATATAAGTAAGTTTTGTTCTCTTTGCGTAAACATTTCATAGTTTTGCACAGAACGTAGTGCAGCATTCCTAGCATTAGACCAATCAGTAAAACCAACTTTTATTCCTGCGAACTCATTTGGCACCCCTGTTAATGAATTTAAAAATGGTTCTAGCTTTTTTCCTTTACTTGCATCTATTGCTTGTCTGCTTAACTCATTAGAAAGATAAAGTTGTTTTAACTCCTGTCTTTTCGCTTCGGCAGCGCCAGGTGTAAGAAGTCCAGATTTTTCTTTGGCATTAATATAACCAATTGTTTGGTCGTAAGTTTGTCTTGATTGCTTGTTTGCGTTTTCTCTACCGCTTAAAGCCAAATCTGTAATATTTTTTGCTTGATTAGCAAGATATAAATCAGAATTTTGCTTTTCTTGACGTTTTTGCTGGCTAATAAGTTGATTATTTAAACTAAAAACATTTTGTTCTAGCTTCGCAGTGTATTGGTTTGCTAGATTGGATTTTATAGTATAAGGCGCTTGTTCAATAATTTGCTGCAATCCTTGCTGCATGTTTTTTGAATAACTTTGAATTGAACTATTTGACAATTGATAGTTTTTGCTTAATTCTAATTGACCTTTTTGTAGTAACTGCTGCGCTTGTAATCCTAAAGTCTGTTCTGCCTGTGCGCTATAGCCTTTAACAAACGCTGCATCTGCATCTGTAATTGGTGGTAATAAATTTCCGCTTGGTTCTTTTCCAGCCTCAATGCCTCTTAACTGTTGATATGTTTGAGATGCATTTTGTGCCATTTTAACGCCAAGATTTCCTAGTAGGGTAGAAGAACTTGCTAACTGCGTCATTGCATTAACATAATTTTGAGGTTGTGTGGTAATTGCTAAAGTTTGCACAGGCTCAAGTGTTTTGATTTCAGTAGCCATAATTTACCTCTTCTAAGCCGTAGGAAGCTTTTTCTTTTTTGCCTAATCCAGCGGTTAAACTAGATATTGGGATCAAGTTTAAAAATCTTTGCTGCATAGCTTGTCCTAATTGAGTTTGACTAGATAAAGCATGCAAACCAGATAATATATTACCCGCTCTTAAATCCGCTTCTTTAGCAAGTTGATTCATTCTACGCACTCTTTCATCTTCGCTAAATGCTGCCATTGATGTTTGTCTTAGAGTGGTTGCTGTTCCTGCTGCTGTGCTGGTACCTCTTGCTGCTTGAACTGCAATTTGCGTGCCAATATTTTGTCTTAACTGTTTCATGGCAAACAATGATTGTTGTTCTGTTTGCGCTCTAAGTGATTCAAGATTAGCTTCATATTGTGCTTGCTCAATCTCACGACCAGCTTGTATTAAACCCTGTTGTCGGCGTGTTTGTGTATAATCGACAATCATGCCGGCTGCTTGCATCCCTAAAAGTATTCCGGTTAGTGGTAACATAATTATTCCTCGATTTTGTAATACACGCCAATTAATCTTATATCAAAAGGGTCACTGTGTGTGATTGTAATTGGATCTCTTAAAAACTCATTCCAGCCTTTCATGAGGCTTTTACTAAATATGCCTGTCTGTGGCACTGGTGGACCTACCTGTGAAAGTGGCCCACCTAATGGATTATATTGTTCCAAGGTAAGTAATGTTATTGGCTGCCCATCAATTTTGCCACCAATTGTATTGTTAAACATGAATGTTGCATTGCGGATATGCTGAGGGTAAACCAGGCTTGTTCCTTTTGGCCCTGTGGCTCCAGGTGGCGCATTAGGCAATGTTTGAATAACCATGTTAATAGGTAGTCCAATAAATGCCTCTGTAACATCCGTAGGCTGTCCATGAGCAATAAATTCGACTGTTGAATTTGTTACCGCATCTTCAAAACCATATCCATCACCTTGCATAACAACTGTTTTGCCGTTAAACCTTGGTAGTCCTGCAATAGAATTTGTAGGTGCGCCCGAATAAACATGGCTGCAATCAGTAAATACATTAAAGCTTAACTCTTCTATAAAGTATTTAGTGCTATAAGTGAAAGGTGCTACAAGTTCATTAGCTATTTGTCTTTCTACAACAAACCAAGCACGACCATCTGGACTACTTGCACCCCATCTAAAATAGGCTCTTAGTTCTGGTTTATCATCGTTGATTTCACCTGTAATACATGATGTAAAACCTGTCACATTTTCATTCATTAATGTTTGGTAAACAACAAGGCTGCCATCGTCATTGATAATAAATATGTAACGACTACCTGCACGATTTAGGTTCTGAAATGAGACTTCATCATGAGGTGCGCTTATAAGATGTTCCGATGAAACACTTACAATATTTGACATGTAAGAGTTATTACCACCATCCCAAAGCATTGTATGAACATCATTACCACTGATAATAATAATCTGATTATCTATGCCTTGTGGTTGAATTGCAGTAGCAGGTGTTGAGTCTTGCAGTTGCAATGAGAATGTTTTAGGTGTTAATGCTGTTTCGTAAATTAGTGGTGAAGAAAAAATAGCTGAATTTGTATGAACCGTTAAGCTTCGATAAGGCACAATAAATTTAATAACATTCACCGTATCGCTTGATGGAAAGTAACTTATTGCATCGTCATCTGCTGGATCTAATAACAATTCATCAAAGTTATTGAAATCATTAATTGCTGATAACCATAATCCATTAGGTAAAGCATCTGTATTAGCAAATATAGCCCGACTTTGAAAGCTTGAGCATTTGCTAGGAAAACCTCTTTTTGTACTCCATGCCGGTTCTCTTACTTCAACTAGTCGACCTAATTGAGCTGTCAATGTGCTTAATGTGCTAGTTACTGTGCCTGTCATTTGTGTTGCTGATACATAAGCTGTAAATGAAACAACACCATTTGATATAAATATACTTCCACCCACATGTTCTAGGGTAAATATATTGCCTGAACTTGTAATGGTACAAGCCGTACCTACAGTTACTGAGGTAGGCAAGAAAGTAAATGCATCATAATTTACATCACCAAAATCATATTGAGGTAAGTTTGTGAATACAATTGGTGCTAGTGTCCAGTTGTTTGCTATTAGTACGTTTGTAGTACCAGCTCCAACTGTGTTTAATGTAAAAGCATTTGTGTTATTTGCTGCATCACGAGCAGTTGCATATACTTTAATTAAAGTTCCTGTTGCATCAGTACGAATAAAGTACGTTACACCTATAAGTATTTGTGGTGTGGTGCTAGGCATGCTAGCCGGTACTGCATTTGTAAATCTTGCTGCTGAAATTAAATTTGCTGCAACTGGATTAGTTAGAGTAAATTGATTCGCAACAATACCTGCACCAGTATTAATTGGATTTGCTGCTAAACTTGCACGACTTAAGATATATGGTTGAATAATATCAGCGGTTATTTCAAATTTATCTTCAAGTATTGTCCAGTCCATTGTTCGAATAACATGACTGGTTAGTATTGCATTTGCAACAGTTGCCACTAATTCATTTTCTAAATAAATCTCAACTTGACCTGGTACAAATACAAGAACATATGTACATTCATTTTTGTAAGGAAATGTTTCAAAGAAAATATTACGCCAATCTGTTACACCAGTAATCTCTGCCGTGTATATTGTGCCAAATCGTTTACCAATACCGCCCTGGGGGTATGTAATAGTATTTTGAGCTTTCTTTAAGGATTTATAGTACGCATCTAAAGTTGTTCGGCCGTAGAGCATAGGTGACAACTCGCCTCGGCTAAACTCATCTTGTGACCATATGATTTGTGGCATATATATTCCTTAAGAAATACTATTAGGATAGACACCACCAATAGCACGATTACCAAGAACAGGAAAATCAACCTGAGTAAACTGAGGTCTATTTTGACAATCAATTGCACATGCCATAGCTTGCATCTGATTTCGTTTACCTTCGATAACACTGTAGTATTCGGTTTTTTGCGCATTACTTAAACACAAGTATGCAGCTATTTCATAAACAAAGTAATTTACAAACCAAGGTGGGAGAGCTGAAACATCAGGTTGATAAATAAACTGCATATACCACGGCCCTTGGTTAAATGTGTAAATCTTGTTTCCATTAAAAATATCCCAGTCATATGTGTTTGGCCACACACTTAATGTTTTTAACCAACCACTGGGGAGTTGATATACATATAAATAAGGAGGCGGAGGCGTTTCAACAAGCAAAGATAATTGTTCAAACTTGCTTGCAAATCTCCAATTGTTTTTTGATAGAACACTTGGCAAAAGCATATCGTATGCTTGCTCTGCCGCGACAACTAATTCATCTTGGTCTATCAATGACACGATAGGCGCATGGCCCAACTGGGCCAAAGCATTTGAAATGATTTGTACTTTAGTTAAAGCCATGCGATTCCCCTATTAACTAGCTGCTCTTAATACTTGATAATAAAACACCAAATCTGCTCCAGGATCACCAGAGAAGGTTACAGTTAAAGTATTTAAAGTCGCTGCTGCTGATAATACAGTACGGTTGTTTGTACCATCATTTTTCACCTGCACAAATACTAAGTCAGTTGCTGCAACACCGGTTACGGTAAACGCTTCTGTAGCACTACCGCCCACAGTTGTTACTTGTGCTGCATATTTAACAACATGGCTAGGTGTAATACCTGCTGCTAATTTTGCTAAAGTAACGTTAGCATTTAGAATTTTTGCAGTTTCAACAGCATCACTTGCAAGTTTAATTGCAGTTACTGCACCATTCTGTAAATTAGCTGTACCAACTGAGCCAACTGGCCCAAATGTTACTACAGTAACAGTTCCGGCGGTTTGGTTAACAGCATCTACATAATACATGCCGTTGGCATCACTTGCTTCAATGATAATAATATCACCTACTGCTAAGTCATATACCGCTGACGCAAAATAGTTTGCTGCTGTAACGGTTGCAATAGCATCAGTAGCAGAAGCATAACTGAAAATTGCTGGGCCATTTGTATAGGCTGGGCCATCAACAGTCACACGTCCTGAGTTAAATGCTAAAGTATGTCTTGTAAATCTTTGGTCATTAAAAGCCATTTTTATTCCCCTTTATTAAGCGGTTTCATCGCATTCGATAGCTAATACACCACGGTTATCGATAACTGTGCAACCAGCACTAAATACACCGTTTACTAAGTAAGAGGTGTTTTGTGGGATGTAGTTAACTTCGGTGCGGAAATTCATTCCGATACCCATACCGGTAGACATTTTGTGCCATGCTAAAGCTGTACGAATATTACCAACTTTAGGTAAGCCACCTTCTGTCATTTGTGGAACTACGACAACGTTGAATCCTAAGTATTCACGAATTCTTGCACGGTCAATTGGATCGTTTCTGGTATAGAAAGTAGATACGAACTGGTCATCCTGCATCAAAGACTTGAAGTTACTAGCAGACATAGCAACATAACGTTCAGCTAATGGTACTGCGTTGTTATCAAAGAATTCTAATGCTTGAGTAAATTTCAAGTAGTTGAAGTTTGTTCCACCGTTAACAATGGTATCGCCTGGGTTTAATGCTAATGCATCAATGGTGATTTGGTCAGAACGACGTCCCATAGCTTGAGCAACTAACATGGCGTTTTCCATTTTAGCGTCAAAGTTTACTGTTAATTCTTGTACTTCGTCTACTGCGGTAGGTGTGGTGTATTTTTGTAAAGTACATACTGCTTTGTTGTAACCTGGATCTTGAATGGTTACTGCTGCTAAGTAAGCAGTTGGTACAGAAATTACTTGATCTACTTTACGGAACTCTACGCTTGCACCGATAACATCGTATTTTGTACGAACGGTATCACGCATTAAAAAACCTGTAGAGCGATAGATTGCTTTTACCAACGCATCGAACTCGATTTGTTGGACATTAGTTAAACTTATGGACATTTTAATCCCCTTAAATAGTTAATGATGTTTTATTAAGTATTATTGGGCTTGTAAAATGTTGGTTGTCCGAAACGGGCCGGTTATGTACAAGTTATCCAATTCCCAGAAAAACTGGATACTTGTACACATTATAAACCGCTATTTACTTAGTTTGCAATCTTTCAATTTTTGCGGTTATTTCTCTGCGATATCTTGGATCTGATTTATATTTATCAATGTTTTGAATCATCTCTAGTTGCAAGTCTTCAAGCGTATGTACGCCATCAGATTGCGCTTGCTCGTTGCCTGGTATCATTGTGTTTTGTCCTAACATTTTTGACCTCAATTCTTCTAGTGCTAACACTGCGTCAGCGGTTCTTAAATTTGATGTTAAAGCATAAAAGGAGTCTTCAGATAAATTAGATTTAGCCCAGT